AAAAATTTAACATTGGCGATTTTATTAAAGTTAAAGAATCGGGGGATACTGGTAAGATAATTTCTATAGATGCTACATCGGGAAGATACACTGTTCTCCTAGATACTGGTAAAACTTCAGATTTTCTAATAAGTGAAATTACCGATTTAGAAGAGGCTCTTAGCCAAGCAGCTGAAGATAATGCTGATTCTTCAGAAGAGGATGATTCAGAAGAGGAAGTAAAAGAGAACTTTGATATGTTAAGCGGTAACGGAAACAGACTTAACAAATCAGAAATGTCTTTGTCTGATCAGAAGAAACTTTTGACTAACTTTTCAAAAGGACATGGATTTTCTAAAGCACCTGGAGACCATAAAGGAACAATCGACATGAAGATGGATTCACTACACGGATACAATTCAACTATGAATGAGGAAGAGGCTTCAAAAAAAAACCCCAGTCGTAACTTCTACTTCGCTCCAAAATCAGAAGACCAGAATAAAAAAGGAAACCCTTTCGTCCAATCATCTAAAGGAAAACTAAGCAAAGCACCAACAGGTAAAAGCATAGTAGAGGAAGAGGAAGAGGGAGAAGAAAAGGAATAAATATCATAAAAAAACATAAAGGAATGTAGCTCTAATGGGCTACATTCTTTTTTTGAAATCTTTTTCTGTTCTATCAGTAGAATAGATAACAAACAAACAAAAATAATTAAACCTTAATGGCTAAAGATTATGTAAAAAATAGTGAATTGTTGGCCGCGGTAGTGGAATCCAAACAAAAGGGGCATTTAACCCCAGATACTATAGAGATGTTCAATCTGATGATACACGGGATATCTAAAAAAATGTCATATAAAGATCCGGAGGATAGAGAAGATTGTATGGCTTTTGCCATGGAGGATCTTTGTAAGTATTGGAATAGATTCAATCCGGATAAATCAAATAACCCGTTTGCTTATTTCACGCAAATAGCTAAGAATGGTTTTGCTAAAGGGTGGAAAAAAATACATCCACCAAAGAGTCCGAGAACTATACCTTTTAGCTACATTACTGGAGAGGACAATACATATAACGTATAAAATTCTTTTTAATGGTTGATATTAAGAAAGTAAAACCTAACGGAGAATATCGGTCAGGTAAATATGAACCCAGAAATCCGGAAAAGTACATAGGTGATATACACAATATCATATACAGATCTTCATGGGAGTATAGATTCTGTACTTACTGTGATACGAATGAATCAATTTTAAAATGGAGTTCAGAACCAATATCTATAGATTACTATAATCCACTAGACAAGAAAGATCATAAGTATAATGTTGATTTCTATATAAAGGTACTAAAGGAAAGCGGAGAAGAGCAAGATTGGATTATTGAAATAAAACCAGAGAATCAGACAAAAAAACCTATCTATGAGGGTGTAAATACTCTGAGTAAGCTAAAATCTTATAATAGAAATATGCAGATCTGGATAACAAATCAGGCTAAGTTTAAGGCAGCTAAAGAATGGGCATCAAAGAGAGGATTTAAATTTGGTGTGATTGATGAAAATTTTCTTTTCAAAAGTAAATGAGTTTCAAGGATCTAGTTTTAGAATACCGGGATGAGATAGGTGCTAATAAAAACGTCTTCAAGGAGACGGATGAGTATTTTCTAAAAGAGTATTTTAAGAACGATAAGAAATTTTTACCACAGCCGATTTCAATAATACCTGGTAAAATTTACTACTTTAACTATTCAACGGATTCTAAAATTACCAAAGAAAGGAAGTTTATAGATAGATTTCCTGTAATTTTATGCACAGATTTTTTTGAAACCGGAGGATTTAAAATAATGAAAGGCATAGATTTAGTAACCACCCCCATGAAATATAGAATGGAAATTATAAGCAGAATTTTTGATTCATTTGAGCAGACAATAAGAGATAATGGCATTTCTGAATCAGAAGGTGGAATAGTTTCCCCTTTAAATTTGAAAGATTCTGAATTAAATAAAATTCTAGGAGGCACTGGATACAAGTCTTCTCTCTTTGGATTTAAAACATCTTTCATAAAGAATGCTGGATCAATTATTTATAAGGATTGGTCTAAACTACCCTATCTAACCGTTAATCTGGTCGAGGGGTTAAATATATCAGGGATATATAGTGAATATGAATCGAAATTAAAATAGTATTTCGATCTAGAATTAAAAATGGCTGGATTCGTCGAAAATAATAATCCCGGACAAACCCCTGTTATTCAGAGGATCAGGGATTCAGTAAGGAAATTAAGTACCTTTGGTATGAAGTACGATGACATGGTCATTCGTAACTCTCAAGCTGTTGGTGTAACCGAGGCATCTTTCCTCAATAAGAATAAATCCAATGTAGAGGATGAGAGCATGCTTTGGACTCTTGCTAAGCAAGATATATCTTCCAAACAATTTATTGGGTACTTTGATAAGGACTATAAAGGCAAGAGAGATTATTTAAGAAAGTTTTCTCTTAATCCCGAGATAGAATGGGTTTTAGATACGATATGCGACGAGTCTATTTCTTATGATCCTTCTAATTTTTTCGCATATCCCGATTTTATAGACCTCAGCGATATTAACGAAAAATTGAAGGATGATCTATATGAGACATTTAAGAAGCTTTATGATATATGGGGATTCTCTGATGATATTACAGCATGGCAATATTTCAGACAATTCATAGTTGATGGCTTTTTAGCTTTTGAGATTATCTATGATGATAAGGGAAAAGAAATAGTTGGATTCAAAGAATTAGATCCGATATCTCTAATACCTAGTGTGGAAAAACAAATAGATGGATCTTTTATTAATACGTGGACTCAGTATCCTCAGGATCCTAAGAAAAAAAGAGTCCTTTATGATCCTCAGATAATTTACATTTCATACGCTAAGGGTAATGCGGTATCAAGAGTAAGCTACATAGAGAGATTAATAAGACCATATAATATTCTCAGAATTATAGAATACACCAGGGTAATTTGGTCTGTAATGAACGCTTCATTTAAGTTAAAAATGACCGTTCCTATTGGTAGTAAATCTCCACAAAAGGGTATGCAAACTCTAGGGGAATTGATGAGCATTTATAAGGAGGATATCCAATTGAATGATGAGAGTGGTGAATTAAGTATAGACGGAAGGCCTAAAATACAATTTTATAAGAACTATCTAATGCCTTCTGGTGTTAACGGAACTCCTTCCATAGAGCCTATAACAACAGATGGACCAAATCTCAACGATCCTGCCCCGCTAGCGTATTTCTTTGATAAATTTATACTCGAATCGAAAGTACCACCTTCAAGATTTCATAATCCTGACGGTGGTACAACTTCCCCATATTCTAACGGAGCGGAAGGATTGGACAAGGAAGAAATAAGATTTGCTAAATTCATTTCTAGGCTGAGATCGATATTTCAAGAAATAATAACAAAGCCACTCTGGATACAAATGGTGAAGAAGTATCCTAAACTGGAGGACGATTTTATGTTTAAGAGCCAATTGGGACTAGATTATTTCTCTGATAATCCATTTAAGTTAAATCAAGAAATTGATATAATAAACAAAAGAAAAGAAGCGGTAGCTGCTTTAGGAGGAATAATAGGAGACGAGGAAAAGCCGTTTTTCTCTAATGCTTTCCTAATAGAAACATACCTAGGAATTTCTAAGCAAGATATTGATGCTAACAAAGAGGCATTAAAAAGGAAAGAGAAAGAGAAGAAGGAAAAAGAGAAAGAAGGTGAAGCTGGAGCAGAAGGAGGAGAAGCTGGAGCAGAAGCCTCTACTGAAACAACAGAGGAAACCCCTCCTGCAGAGGGAGAAGAAAAAACTACTGAAGAAACACCTCCTGCAACCTAAGGAGAATATAATATTATAACTAATGGCAGGATTTTTAGATTTTTTAAAACCAAATCAATCAGCTTTAGGAAATATCCTGAAGAACCTTTCCAATGTTGCAAAATTTGGAATGCAGTATGATGATATGGTTGTTAGAAACTCTCAGGCCATTGGTAAAACTGAGGGATATTTTTTCAATCAAGAGAGTACTGGTTTTACTCAGAATGATGCCTTTCAGTGGACTGCTTCCTATCAAGATACCAAGGTAAGAAAATACATTGCTTATTTCGACAAGGATTACATCGAGAAAAGAAATTATTTAAGAAAGTTTTCCCTAAACGGTGAGATAGAGTTCATTCTAGATACGATAACGGATGAATCGATAGTATACGACGATCGTAATTATTTCGCTCAACCGTCTTTTGTTAATCTTGATTTAAAGGATAAGATCAAGGATAAACTTGCTTCCCATTACAATAGAATATACAATGTATTCGGATTTCAAAACACGATCCTTGCATGGCAATATTTTAAGCAATTTTTAATTGATGGATTTTTAGCATTTGAGATAATTTACGATAACAAAGGAAGAGAGATAATAGGATTTAAGGAACTGGATCCAACCTCGCTTCAACCCGTGGTAGAGAAGGTAGCGGAAAATGAATATAGGCAGTTTTGGATTCAGTACCCGAAGAATCCACAAATGACAAGAAAGCTAACCAATGAGCAGGTGATCTATATTTCTTATGCTAAGGGAAATACCATTTCAAGGGTTAGCTATATAGAAAGACTGGTTCGATCATACAATATTCTAAGAATAATGGAAAATTCCAGAGTTATCTGGAACGTAATGAATGCTTCCTATAGACTAAAATTTATTATCCCTATTGGTAGTCAATCCCCACAAAAAGCGATGCAAACCTTAGGACAGCTAATGTCCAATTATAAGGAGGATATCTCTATTAACGATTCTTCTGGAGAACTAACAATAAACGGAAGACCAAAGGTACAATTTTATAAGAACTATCTCTTTCCGGAAAAAGATGGACAAACCCCAGATATATCATCCCTTAATTCAGCAGGTCCAGATTTTAATGTAATGGAGAATGTCGTATATTTCTTCAATAAATTAAAAATGGATTCTAAGATCCCCTATGCTAGATTTGCTTCTAAAAATACCACTCCCGGAAATTATCAGACTAGTATAGATCAATTAGAGAGGGACGAGATAAGATTCGAGAAATTTTTGAGAAGATTAAGATCTATATTCCAGGAGATTTTAGTGAAACCCC